ATCTTCAGTTTTTGTAAGTGTACCACTAACAGAACTCCAATCATTAGAATTTGGAGAACTATCTGTAATTGTATTACCATCTTTTAAAATCCAAAAACCATTCGTTCCATAAGATACACTAGGAGAAGTTTTAATTTTCCAAACACCATTAGCATCATATTCTCCAAATGCTGTTGCGTCATAAGCTGTACCATCTATGAAGTGAACATGGCTCATAGAACCACTAAAAAACTGTGTATCGTTATAACTTCTTTTACCTATTTCCCAAGCTTCTGTAGTATTCACAAAACTATTTGCACTTGAAGATGGATTGGTACTTGCTAAAAAAGAAGTTTCTCTTACTCCATTAACATAAAGTCTTAATCTATCTCCTGCTGTGCTATTAGTTGTATCCCAAGTTATTACTATATGATACCAAGAATTAACATCTCTAAATACTCTATTAGTTTCTTTTAGTGCGTAATAACCACTAGAATAAAATCCAAGAACTAAATTATCTTCATTATCAAAAACAAAAAAATCATCATTATTACTTGATGTGTCATCACAACTAAATAATCTTTCTTGTGAACCTAAAGCACCTCTTTTTACCCAAAAAGATAATGTCCAAGTATTTCTGTTTCCATTACCACTAAAGGTTTTTCTTATTGATGTATTAGCCATTAGCAAATCTCCTTGCTTGAGCTATTGATTAATGATTTGAAAATGTTATCCATTAGTTAAATTGTCCACCACCTGTTGCACCATAAGAAGATGTAAGTGAGAAACTTCTATCTGCTGTTTGATTTTCTGCATCTGTTGCTCTTATAGTAAAGTTATATGTTGTTGCTGTTGTGCTTGTACCACCAAAGTCTGTTGTAGTCAAAGCACCTGTTGAAGTATTTAAAGTAACATTAGCTGTTGTAAGATTACTTCCTACTTCTGAATAAGTTATTGCACTATCTGATGTAGCTGAAAGTGTAGCAAGTGTTCCAGAGAAATCTCCTGCAAAAGTTCCTAAATCTCCAGCAGCAGTATTCCATGTTGGTGCATCTGAAACTGTTAAAATATTTGTAGAAGATAATACTGAATTACCATCTGGGTTTTCTATTCTAATTTTGTATTGACCATCTACAGTTAATGTTGCTTGAACTGTTAAAGATGTTGAGTTGTTAAATGTAACTGTATCTGCAACATACCAAATACCAGTAGAAGGATTTAAAAATTCTACTTGAGGTACTGATGCAAAGTTTGATCCTGTAATTGTAATTGAAGTTTGAGCATTAGTAATAGTGTCTGGAGAGATAGAACTAATTGTTGGTTTTGTTTCTCCAATAGTAACTGAACCACCTAAAGCAACAGCTGAACCATTGATTGTGATTGCACCACTTCCAGTTAGTCTAGCATTAGAGATTGTGCCAGATGTAATATTAGAACCATCTATTGAAGCTACATCAAATGTACCATAAGCAACAATATCTACTATATCACCATTAGTTAAAGCTGAAGCAAATACAACTGAAGTACCAGAAGTAATTGTAATGTCAGATGATGACATACGAACTCCATTAACATACACATCTGCAAATCCTGCATCGTATGCCAAAGTCTCACCATTATCATCTACACCAGATACTGTTGTTGGTGTACCAGATATTGTGTAAGTAAATCTAGCTGAAGTTCCATTAACACTTGAACCTGCATTTACCCAACCAGTAGCTGAGTATACTTTCATAGTGTTACTAGTAGTGTCAAAATATAAATCACCTAAGTCTAATGCACTTCCATCTGGATCTTGAGTTGGAGCTGAAGCACTTGGTCCAAGATAGATATTTGCGAAAGCGTTTATATCTGCAAGGTTAGTTGCAGCAGTTGTGATTGAAGCTATGTTAGTTCCAACATTTGTAACATTAGTATCATTTGCAGCTACTAAATTTATGTTAGCACTATTTGCATTAACTGCATTAATATTGGTTTCATTATTATTAACAGCAACTATTGCAGAACTGTTTGAAGATACATTAGAAATTTCAGTATCTATTCCTGCAGTTGTGTTTATATTTGCTATGTTAGTTGCAGTTGTATTTACATTTGAAATCGAACCTGCCACAGTTCCTATTGTATTAGAACCAGAAAGATCAGCAGCAACAGTATTTACATTTGCTTGATCTGAAGTTGTTAATTGAATTTGTCTCCATGTAGTGTTAGTCAAGTCATAGACTTTCATTACATCATCAGTAGTATTAAAGTATAATGCTCCATCTAATAATGCGTTACCATCATTATCAAGTGTAGGATCACTAGCTTTAGCACCTAAAAATCTATCGTCAAAATTATCTAATGCAGCTTCTGCTGCTGCTTGAGCAACCTCTGCTGCTGTCTGTGCAGTTTCGGCATTTGTTTCTGCTAATTCTGCTGCTGTCTTTGCTGTCTCTGCATCGTTCTTATGACTTAAAGCATTTGATTCACTTGTCGCTGCATTGTTAGCCGAAACTAAAGCTTCTGCAGCTTTTGTAGTTGCAGTATTACTAGCAGTAGTAGCCGATTCTGCGTCTACTAATAAATCCCATTTAGCACTATCTGTATTAGTTGTTAGAGGTTGACTACCAGATGATGTGTGACCAGTATTACATAAAAATATATTATTTGTTGATGTGTCTTTTACAATATCTCTAGCAGCATAAGTAGTTGATGCAGACCAGTTACCTTTAAAAGTTCCTAGTTCTTGCGATACAACTAATTCACCATTGTCATCAAATCCAAAAATTTTACCAGCTCTATCAGTTGAACCTACAGCAAACTCGGTTGAAGTCATTGTGTTTGTTCTTGATAATTTAATTGATCTATCTATTTCTTCTTGCAACTGTTGAATTGCCATCATAGATCTATCTAATCCTTCTTCGTGAGATTCAGCAGGGAATGGATCGTTTGCAATATAATCGATTGCTTGTGTTTGTGGTGATGCTCTTCTTATTACAACAGTTTCTGTAGCACTTGGAATGTTACCTGCTGTGAATATAATAGTTCCACCAGAAGAAGAACCTGCACCTGTAACAGTATAGTGAGTAGTTAATGTCTTAACTGTTTCAGTAGCTGAAGCATCTCTAATAATAACTTGAATATCTGCGTCTGCAAAAACTTTAAAAGTATAGTTAAAGGTATCTAAAGTACCATTACCAGAGTAGGAATTTTTTACTGTTGTAGATGATATTGTCATATATTAAAAACCTTTAAACAATGTTGATGGCTTTGTAAACAAAAATTCTTGACCAGAATCCTTCATTCTTTTCTCCATTCTTTTTAGTGAACCTGGAGATAAAGTTTCCATCATTTGATAACCAATTGCATAATCAAATGCTGTCTTTATATAGAATAAATTTAAAAATGGAATATTATCTTTTATAGATAAATACGCTTGTTTTCCTGCTTTTCCACCCTCTCCTTTAATAGCATAGTTTATTGCAGCAATAACCTTAGTAGCTTCAGTTAGGAATGGTCCAGCAATAGTTGCTAAAGCACTTGTAGAATTTTGTACATTACCAAATAAAAAATCAGTATAAATACCTAAACCACCACCTTGAAGCATAGCAGAAAAAAATGTTTTTTGATTTAAAGGATCTTTAGGTTTTTTACCTTTAAGTATATCTTTTGCCGTCATAGCAGCATAACCAAATATAGCAGATCCAATAACTAATTGTGCCATACCAAATAGAGCATCCATTTTTTTACCTTCTTTCCACATAGCCATTTCTCTACCAATCATTTTTTGACCAAATGCAAAAGGGAATGCTTTGAATTGACCCATAAATCTTATAGCTTCTCCTGGTCCAGTTCCTGCTTGTAATCCCATTTTCATCCAACCTCTAGTTCTAGCGTCTGGTTCTAGTACAGCATAAGTCGCTCTATCTAAAAACATTCCTAGCACTCTTGTTTTTAAATTATCTTTAGCAACTTCTATTTGTCTTGCAGACATTGTTGTTTTACCTTCAATATCTTTAATAACAGAATCTGATAACTTATCTATTTTTTGTGTATTGAAAAATATTTTACCATCATCAGCTTTATCTACATCCATTTTTCTTATATGATTCCAGATTTTTTCATCAATACCATAATGATTAATTAATCTTTTAAATTCCTTACCTAAACCTTTGTAAGATACTTTAGTTTGTTTAGCTACATAGTTACCCATACCAAGTATTGCTCCATCTTTTAATGAGTTGGTCCACCAAGCTAAACCATTAAGTTTAAAGAAAGTTCTTTGCACTTGAGAGTAACCTCTATTTAAAGCATCTCCAGCAGAATATCTTGCTGCTAAATCATAAATAATATTATCATTTATAAAACCTAATTGTTCTGCAATTTCTTGTTTTTGTTTTGTATTTTTTATTTTAGCTAATCTACCCATTGCTTCTGCAAGACCACCAATATAAGTTCTACCTTGCCACTTCATTTCTTTAGCATAAAGATGAATATCAGAAAATGCTGAAATTGTTGCACCACCTAATTTTGCCATAGATAATATAGCACGAGTAATTGCACCATATTTAGCAGCAGCAAAACCATTAATAGTATTTACAGATCCATCTACTTCTGCCATAAATTTTGCATGACCACCTTGTTCTTTCATGAATGCACCAACTGATTCAGCTTGTTCGTCTAATTTTTTTAACTCTGCTGTATTTTTAGCATTTTTTTCTTCTTTGGATAATATTGTTCTTTTTTTAATTAAATGATTTTTAACCAGATCACCTATTTTTTTATAATTGTTTTGAGGGTTACTTCCTAGTTTACTCATCATACCAACATTTTTACCTGCAACATGAAATCCACTAAATATAGATTCTTTTAAATTTTGACCACCAAACATTGCATTATAGTCATACCAATCATCAGAACTTTTAAAATGTAAAACTCTTTTTGCTCCCATTTTTTTAACCATACTTTTTGCACCAAAAGTTTCTCCTGCACTATTAACAATTTGATTTTCATTTCTAATTAGTGAGTGATAAGCGTTATCTAAAAAATCATCTATGTTTGCTTCATCGGTTTCAAAAAATGTTCTTTTATGATCTAATCTAGGTTTAATATAATCTTTCCATGCTTGTAGGTTTGTTTCTGCAGATCCATTAGATGATTTTGATTTTACATTATTTTTTACATTAATAACATCTAAAGCATTTCTTAATTGAAAAGGATCTGAACTTTGTCTTATAATCCAACCAGGAAGTTTATCTATGTTTGCTCCGTAGTTGTTATATTTTTTTCTTACTGTCTCTGAAAAATCTTCAATAACTTTAGCAAGTTTTACAATATCACTATTTTTTTCTGTAATAGCTTTACCTTCTCCAAGTTCCCAAATAACTCTAGAAATTTTTTTCTCAATATCACTAGTAGCTTTTGCAAATAAATCATCTACTCCTGCTTCTTTTAGTTTAGCATTAAATGATACTACTAAATTTTTATAATAAGCATCTTGAGCTGCAGCAACTGAATCTCTTGCACCCATTCTTTCCCAGTTACTACCAACCAATAAAGCTGTCATTCCTTCTTTTGGATTATCTTTAAAGTTAGCTAAATTCCATTCAACATAATCTCTAATTTTTATTTCATCTTCTATTGCATTTAATTTATTAATTTGTTTTTGTAATTTTTCTTTATCTAAAATTTCTCTAGCAACAGCAGCATTAACAGCATCATCTGCGTCTTTTAATTTAGTTTGACTTTCAGCTTGTCTGATTGATTTTAAAATACCTTCAGCTTCATTTCTGTCTATACCAGATTTACTTAAAGCATCTTCTATTCTTATTAAACATTTATCTGCCATAATTATTTTCCTATTCTACAGTTGATTCCTTCCATAATAGCATTTTCATAATCTTTTGATTTAGAGTTTATATCTTCTAATGCTTTAACAGATGCTCTTGTTTCTTTACTTTCTGGTAATCCTAAACTTCTTTGTTTCTCAAGTTTAGCAACTAAATTATTTTCAGCAATAAGTATCTCTTGATCTAAATTTCTAGATTCTATAGAACTTTGTGCTTTATCTTTATTATACCCATCTACAATTTTATCTACTAAAATATTTCTAGGTTTTGCATTAACTGGAGAAGTTATCTCTTGTGGTTTATTTGTTATTCTTTGATCAATTAATTTTTCTCTACTAGTAAATTGTTCTACTAATTCTTTTTCTCTTTTTAATAATTTAGATTTTTCTTTTTTTAGTTTCTTTAATTCTGGAGTATATTTAATATTTGATATTTTTCTTTTTGGATCAAAATATTTTTCTAACATATTAATTTTGTTTTGAACTTCAGTTAATTTTTTATTAACCTCAATACTTTCTTCATTTACTTTTTTTCTAGCTTTCTCAACTATGTTTTCATCTATTTGTGCGTGTCTTAATTTAGGATTTAAATCAGCATAATCTTTTACATTAACTGGAACTTCTTCACCTAAATCTGCTATTGCTTTTGCAAGTAATAACTGTCTAGTATCTGGATCTACTTCTTCTAATTCTTTCATTATTCTTGAATTTTCTGGATAGTATTCTCTATATAAACTAAAAGCAGGATCTTCTTGACTTTTAGATTTTAAATTTTTTCTTGAATCTCTTATTCTTTTTTTAAATTTTCTGTGAGTGTATACATCTTTTAATTTACCTGCACCAACATGAAGTCCACCACCAAGAATAGTACCAAATGATACTGCCATAAAACTATCCATTAAACCATAATCAGATTGTTCAGCTTTAGCTGCTGCATAAACTAATGGCTCAACAGCAGAAATACCTACGAAACCTTCTATTGAACCTTTCATCATTCTTGCTCTTGTTAATCCATACCTTGCAACTAAACTTGCAAATCTAACTTGACCCACAACAGGAATAAACATCATAGCTAAGTTAATTGGATCTGCCATACTTGCTACCATTGCTGTACCAAATTTTGCTGTACTAGCTATAACACCTGTTGGTCCACGTTGGATAATACTTTGTCTATCTCTTTCTTCTTTTTTTCTTTCTACTAAAATATCTACAGTAGATTGTTTTTCATCTTGTTCAAAAAATATTCCAGAATCTTTATATTTTTTATTTAATTCTTGAAATGATATTAAAGGTTCATCAACATCTCTACTTTGATTTAATTCATATAAACGTAATGAAGAAGATACAGGGTTATATTTCCAAGCATCTTTTGCTGTTTCTGCAAGAACATCAGACAAGTCAGTTGAAAACTGATCAAAGCCTGTTTGCTTTGCGTACTTATTTATTTCTAAACCGAATCCTATATTTGCCATATTGATTAAGGTGTTTGTTCTTCAACTTTATTAGTTTCATAAACTTTTAAATCTAATAAAATATTTGTAGTTGGTAAAACATGAGAACCATCATCAAATTTTAATTCAAGTAATTCACCTTTTTTATTTTCAACTAAACCTAATGATCCGTCTGGAAAAGGTATTGCAAAAACAATTCCAGAACCATCTGCATTATTAACCCACACTCCTCTTTCTTGAGCCTGTGATAACATTTCCTCTGCAAGCAATTCATCATTTTCTTTATCAGCAGATTGAAATGAAAACATATCAAAATCTTCTAAATGACTTTCTTTAATAGTATCAGCTTTAACTTGTATTAAATTTATTTGACCATCTGATAATGTATCATTGTTATATCTTTTAGGAATAAAGTAAGTATTGTCTCCACCAAACATATTATCACCACCAGCAAATACAAAGTTTTTCATAACTTCATTTGTTGCAGCTTCAACAGCATCTTTTTGAGACATACTAGTTGTTGATGACATTGTGTTTATTGCAACGTAACTAATGATTTCCTGTATATCATTTAATTCTTTATTGGCTCTAGTAGTGTTCATCTTGTTGCTAAACATAACTGTGTCTCTTAATTCTTTCATGTTTGTTGCAACTTCTTGTCTTATACTGTTTTTATCTAAATCATAATCTTTAACATATTGATCTAATATTGCTTTCTCTTCTTTAGTATCTATGCTCATTACTTTAGTTGCAAAATTTTCATCACCTAAATAAGAAACAAGTTTAGCAGTAACAGGTAAACCATTTGCACTTAATTGATTTAAAACTCTTCCATATTGATCTCCATACTGCTCTTCTAATCCTTGAAGATAACCTATTTTATTTAATGGATCTTGACTTTCATAATCTCTTACAAGATTTTTAGCAAAGTTTTCTGGTATTACTTTTACAAGTGATGGATCAATTTTCATATCTTCTTGTGCTTGAACAACAGAGTTTACATATTTTTGAAATAGTTTTTGTTTTTCTGGTGATCCTTCTGGTTCATTTTGATAATTATTAAACAACTCTCTAACAGTAGAGTTATGTGTAAGTATTAATGTTGCAGCATCTTCTTCAATAAGTTTATTTTTATCTGCTAAAAAACTTTGTGCTTTTGTTTTATATTTTAAATCTTCAGCATAGTTTCCAGAACTTAAATTCCAACCATCATATATTGATTGTTCAGTACCAACTTCAGCATTCATTATTTGTGATTTAACATCAGAAAGTTTTAATGTATTTTGTTCTGTCAATATAAAATTATTGTATATTTCATTTCCAAATATTTCTTTAATAGCTGGTTTATTTATATCTAGTGTGTCTCCATTTTCTAATGCTTTAATATAATTATCTACTTGTTTTGTTAGTATTGGAGCAGCTTCTAATTTTATATCTTTTAATAAATCTTCTCTAGTTTCTAAGTTTAAATTTTCATATTCACCTGTGTTTAGTTTTCTAAAAGTTTCTACAGGATCATCTACTGAATCTCTTTTAGCTGTAAAGTAAGCTATCTTGTTTGGTATGTTTGCAACTTTTGCTTCATAATCTGCAATAGTAATCATACCATCTTCAAAATCACTTTTATATAATTTAGTTAAGTCTGCTGGTAATGTTTGTATTGCTAAACTATTATCTCCACTTGCAGGATATAATACGTCTGTCATAAGACTTTGTTCTTTAGCTTCTGAAGCTAATGCTCTAGAGTTTAATAAATTTTTATGTACGGCATTATCTACTGCATATATTTTTTTTTGTTCTTCCATTAAATAATTATTTGAGAACAATGTTTTTATATTTGAATTAGATGCTTGAGATTCAAATTTAGTTCTAACCAATTTACTTTTTTCCATTAAAAAAGCATTTGCTTTATCACCATCTTTCATATTAGATGCTTCTTGAACATAACCATTTAACTCAACTACAGCTTGGTTTTCTAGTTCTAATGCTTCAGTTTTGTTTTCAGCATTCTTTCTTTTAATTCCATACTCACTTACTTTTTTAGTTATTGGTGCTAAAGCAGTAGCCAAGTTATCTTTTAAACCCATTTGAATATTTGTTTGAGCAGAACCTGTTTCAGTTGTCATTGTTCCTTTAGATGTAAATACTGGAAGTTTAGGCATTATACTGTTGTTCCTTTAGACATAGTTAGTAACGATGTACCTGTTGAAGCTATTGTTTGTATTTGAGCAAATTTAGCAGATTGTTGTGCCATATCACCTTTAATTCTAGCAAAACTAGCTTGTTCAATTTTATTAGCTACTGCCATTTTAGAATTATATTTTATTAAATTTTCTTGTAATATTTTTTCTTTTTCATTTGATCTAGCAACTCTTAAAGCAGATCCTTCATAAGTAGCACCAGACTTTGCAACAGCAACTTTAGTTTGACCTCTTAATTTTATAAACTCTTTATTAAATTGTTTTAAATCAAATTCTGTTTTTCTTTCTATTGCTGTAGCTTGTTGTTCTAAAACTTTTGCGTTTCTGTCATTAACAGCTTCATTAAAGTCTCCAATAGCACCTTGAGATTTGTATTGAGCAACACCCATTGCTCCAACTACTGCTGCTTGCCATCCCATTAGAATAACCTCGCATACATATATTGATCTGAACCATCAAAACCAAATTTTTTCATTAATCCTTCTTCCTCTAATCCTAACCATTTAGCAAATTTTAAACCAATTGTATAGTCAGCTCTTATAGCAGTTTGAACTCTATTGATATTATTTTCTTTAGCAGTTTTTGCAAAACCTTTTTTAATTGCTCTTGCTACAAGTAAAGGATGATCTAAAGTATCTTTAGTAGCTAGCACCCAACCTTCTGCAACACCATTCCAAATCATTTTCATGCCTGCAGCAAAGATAGGTTTTCCATCAATCATACCTGTAAATGCTAAGTTCTCTTGTTCTAAATTCATTGCGTTACCTTCAAACTCCATATCTTTATCCATCAATACATGGTTCATTTGTTGTTTCATTATAAATTTACCATGTTCACCTTTATATTTGACAATATTTAATATTCTATCCATCGTTTGTTTGAAGTTTAGGATATAATGATAATATAGTCAAAGGTAAGGGTTGTGTTTGTCTAACAACTATAAAACCATCTGTCTCATAATTTCCTCTAAATTCTATTTCTTTGTCTCCAGTAAATACATTAACACCACTATCCATAGGATTAGCTGAAGATCTAAATGGTATTCGTTCCATATTGTCTAGATCTGGACCAATCTCAATACCAATACTTTCATAAAGTCTAGCAGTAATTTCATAAATTCTTTTAGTTTTACTTTGTGATGTACCATTGTCTGCACCAGCATCTATTCTCATTGTTTGTAATAAAGATACATAAGGTAAACCAACTTTAACTTTAGTTGAAGATCTATCTAAAGTAATTGCACCAGAGCTTACAGTTTTATTTGGATGAGTTGCACCATCTGCAAGTATAGAAACTTCTTCACCTTCTAAATGATCTAATCCACTTATAGTAGTTGTAGCTGAACCATCGTAAGCTAATTGAGAATCTAAATAATTAAATGATGTGTCATCTGTTTCATCAAAATCTAAATTATGTAAATACTCTACATATCTTTTTGTAACACCATTAATTGTTCTTTTTACAATAACCCAAACTTGATATTCAGAATCATCTGTTGGTAATACTTCAACACTTTCGCATACTGCGTTACCACTACCAAATGATCCACCAAGTATATGTCTATGCCAAGCAGTAACTTGTTGTTCTCTTTGATAAGTAAATCCTAAAAGTTGACCATCAGCTCTAACACACCATACAATACTATTAGGTTCTTCCTGGTATGCCATTTGGGTAATACCAGACTCAGTAATGTGTTCGGCAAGGATTGTTAAGTCTGGAGCAACATAACCATCAACATCAAAATTGTAAGCTAGTTCTCTAATTTTTCTTTTAGCACGTTGTAAAAATAATGTTGCATTACCTACAGCAATACCATCTACATTTGCTGCACCATGATTTGATTGTTTGTTAATTAAAATATTTGTTGGAGTAATAGCTTCTCCTACACCAGCTCCATTAACTGCAAATTCACCCCCTGCTGTACCTATAATTAATGTTCTAGTTGCTGTTAAGAATCTAATTGCATTAACTTGGTTAGAAGCGATTGTATAAACAATAGCATCATCATCAGCTACAGTTTCGTGATACTTGTCATCAAAGTTTTCGTAGTCTGCTGATCTTGAAAAGAATAAAGTTTGAGGTTGAGTAGTAGTTCCTGCAAATACTAATCTTTGTTCAAAAAAAGTTACACAAGCAGGATAACCTGTAGTATCACTAAATGATCCTAGTGCAAAATCTGTAGTAGGAGTAGTAATTCCTAAGTCTATAATTACTGTTCCAACTACAACAGTAGTAGAAGTAACACTTGTTATTTTTAAATGACCATCTTTAATGTGAAGTAGTCTACCAACATCTGTAGATAAAAATCCTTGATTACTATTAATACCTGTTACAGCACTTGCAGTTACAGTTGAAGTTGCTCCAACAGTTTTATGTGATGGAGTTAAAGTAGTTGTCTCAATATTGTGATCCATGAATGGTCCATTAATTATAACTTCATTAGTTAATGTCCAGTTAGTATGACCAGTTCTAGTTAGTTTTCTAGGATTATGATTTGGATGACAAATGTACATAACGTCAGCTGATTGAGCAAACTTAATATCAAATAGTTCTGCTTCTAAATAAGGTGAAGCTATTTCATATGCTGAACCACCAGATAATATTTGACCATTGTCTTTATAAAATCTAATGTACTGATCTCCAAATTCTAATATGTAAGTTTGTACTGTTGAAAATTCAAAAGCAATTAATCTAGTTTTTTTTGTGCTATCTTTTACTTCTGCTACAAATTGTGTGCCAGATCTTCTTGATGCCGAACCATGTGGATAGACAATCATGTTTTCTAAAGTTTTACATCCAGAATTGTATTTAGTTAAATCATTTCTACCATCTAATCTTGGTGATAATTCTCCACCAGTAAAATTGGTTAGCTGAACAGCAACTCTACCCATAGGTTAGTACCTTGAGTTTATGAACGAAGAAGATCCAATAACATCTGATTGACCATTATCTGGATTTGTACTTTGACCCTCAGTTGCGTCTACGAATCTTGCTTCTCTTAATTTGTCTTGAAATAAATTATACATATTTTGTGTAGTAGGATTAGATGAAGTTACAGCATAAGCAATGTCTGCTGCTAATGATGCAGAAATAGTTTCTCTTAATAATTCATCATACTGATTAGGATCTTCTATTCTAGCTATGTATTGAATTTTTAATGTACCATGATTTGCTAAAATTTTTCTACCTTCAACCTTATAATCGTAATCATAATTTAAAATTGTAACTACTCTCAAACAATCTGCAGGTAATGTAAACTGATATGAAAAACCCCAAGAAGGAGTTTCAGTATCTTTTGCAAGTTCAACTCTTTTAGTTAAACAATTCCAAAGATGAGATCTAAATAAACTATCTCTAACTTGTGTATATCTTGCGTTGCAAAGTCTTGCGTTCTTTGAATCTTCTGTAAGTGTAAGTATAGTTGACGCACCTAGTTGATTTAATGCTCCATTACAAATGTCTACTACTGATGCCATATTACTTCCTTATTATATATTTGCGTCTTATTTGTCTATCTTTTTCTAACGCAAATATTTCTTCTATTGTCTTACCTTGTTTTTTGTCAAAACCATAATGATTTTTACCATCATGTTGAAACCTGTCTACTAAAACGTATCTGTAAATATAATTACCTTTCTTTAAATGTACTACAGTTTCTAAAGTTTTTGTTTCTTTTATCATGCACTCTAGGGGGTTTCCACTCTCGCTTCCACCCCCTAAAATTTATTTACTATGCTTCGTGAGCCTGTACTTCTACAACTTTAGCTTCTTCCATTCTAGTCGCACCGAATGCAGCAGAATAGTAAACCTGAGTTGCGTAGCCTTTATCAGATCTCTCATCGATTCTAGCAGTAGAATCTTTACCAACAGCTAATGCAACACCATCAGATACGAAAGCGATACATTTTCTTTTGCTTGAAGCAATAGCTAGTCTGTTAGTTACACAGAAGTTGAAACCTAAGAAAGAATTAACATCACCAGATGCTAATGCTTTTACTGTGTTGAAATCACTTGAAGTCACTTCAGTAGTTCCTAATAGATCAGAGATCTGTTTTGGAGATACAATGATGTGTCTCGGTAGTGAAGGATCAACGTCAGCTAGATCTATGATTTCTTTTGCTTGTCTTAATTTAGCAATAGTTAAACCAGCAGTTCCAGATTCAACGATTTTTTGACCAGCAGGTAAAGCAACAGCAGTACCACCAGCAACACCTGTGTCAGATGAACCGATTGCAGCAGCGATGATTGCATCATCCATAGCTCTACCCATTGCATAAGCAGCAGCTTGTGCATAGCTAGAAGTAGGATCTACTAACATTCTTACTTTATCTAGATCATCAACAAGATCTGCAAACTCGTAATCAACAAGTGAAACTCTTCTTCTTGAGTGAGGAGTATCAGCTTGTGGAGTGTCTGAGTGTCTAGTTGATCTTACTGTAGCAGTAACGCTTCCGATTTGATCGAAGAATGCGTTCTTACCAGTTACAGATTCTAATCTTACTTTATCTCTAAGAAGAGAACCTTTTTGTTGTGANAACATTTGTANATTTGAACTATATTGTTCTACAAATGCTGTAGTTATTTGAGTTGACATATTATGTCTCCTTCATTGTTAAGTTAATGTTAAAACAAAACAGAGGAGTTCTCAGAAATTCTGGCTTCTCTTGGAT